GGCATGATTAGCGGTTGCAGATTCGTTTACAGAATCAGTAGCGGTGGCCATCATTGAAAACTTTTTGATTGGTTTCATTTTAAATTATCTTTTTTTGATTCTTTTTTTATATATCCATGTCCCATGTGAAAGATATTCTATTTAGAATCTAACATTCTGTACCTCAAATGGGAATTTTTCCTCTTTGTATATTTTTCTTCTTTCCATACCGTGGCGATAGATGTAATTCATCCAGTCATGATCATCTGCTTTGTATCTTAAATCATCAATAAAGTCATAAATCTTTACAGTATCTTTAGATTGGTGCTTTCTTAAACCCCTACCGATTGATTGTCTAATAATGACTTCGGATTTAAATGATTCAGTGAAAAATATGTTATGTATATTTTTTATAGAAATACCAGTAGAAAAAGTCCCATAAGATGCTACAATTATAACATCATCATTCTTCTCCATTCTACTTTTAAACTCTTCCCTAAAATCAGATTTAACCGACCCATCTACATAATAGACCTTTTTATCGGTTATTGATCTTAGCTTTTGATATATCTTTTCACCGTATGCTATTTTATGAAATAATACCAATGAATTAGATGTAGACTTTTTAATTACCTGGCAAATAAAGTCTAATCGCTTTTCACTTTGATTAATAAAATTTTGCTCAAGACTAAATAATTTTTGTCTGTCATAAGGATTTTTTGAAAGAGATGAAAATGCTTCTTTTTGATCATCAGTAGCATATTCCATGTGGATCTGTAATACTTTACATTTTGCAATGTAACCTTCGTCTTGTAGGTGAGCAGCCTTAACTTGAGTAACCAAAGGGCCCATTGCTGACATAAGACTTAATCTATTTACAGTTCCTCGCTTTGGGATTGTACCACTAAGTCCAAACCTATAATCACAATGCCAACACATATCCATAATTTTTTGAATTGAGTTTGCTTTTGCTTTATGAGTCTCATCCACGAATACAGCATCAAATTGGTTAAAGTATTCCTCATCCTTTTTAGTTAGAGATTGGTATGTACCAATAACTACATTTGAACTTTTTCTAATCTTAACCCCTGCATAAATTTGCTGAATCTTAATTGGTACCCTACTTTTATTGTATTCTTCAAAGTCACCAGTTGCTTGAACAACTAAACTTACATTAGGTACGATCATTAAAATTTTCTTTTTACCTAATTGCTCCATCATATATGCAACTACCATAAACGAGATTAATGTCTTACCTGCAGAGGTGGCTAATTCAGCAAGACACCTTCTGTACTTAAGAATTTTTAAAGCTGCATCTATTTGATAATCCCTAGGCTTAATTTCAGACTTTGCAAAAAAGTCGTCTACCCATGCCTTAAATATATCTTCGGTTATACTTGTATCAAAAATTTCAGTAATACCATTAAGGGTAAACTCATAATCATATTCTTTACAAATATCAATTACTTCTTTCCACAGACCAGCAGGAATTTTATTTCTTTTTATAAATGAAATGTTTCCATCCCAGACTTTCTTTTTTACCAGAGGATGGAATCGCCATCCTTCTATTTTCTTAGTAAGACTAGATTTTAGCTGCTCATATTCCAATTCGGTACATGAGTCAATTACTAAAAACTTTTTATTGTCTGAGAGGGAGAGTTCCATTAAAATTCCTTATCGTCTAGATTTATACGGTTTCTAATTGCAAATGCCATATTATCTAATGTCTTAATACATTCATAATAATAATCAATATGAGATTGCAACATGTCTATTTGTGTTTTTAATGAACTCAAATCAGCTTTTATAAACTGGTTCTTTTCGCCGTTAGTTAACTTAACATCATAATTAATAGAGTACTCCCGATATTGTTGCTTATAATACCGATCCCATGTAGCATTCCTTTTATATATCGTAGTTTTAAAATCAGTAACTTTATCTAAAAGAATTTGCCTATATGATAACATTCTAACTTGACATTCTGCGAGTTCATTCATGTTTTTGAGTTTAGAAACCAAATCCTTAATTTTAAGTTTCCAATCATCACGGTCTTTGGTTAACCGCTGTTCCAACTGTTCGTTGGCTTCTTTAATTTGTGTATCGTCAAATGCCATTAAAATATACCTTTATCATTATTAGTTTTCTTGTAGTTTTTTATTTTAGGTTGAAACTTTTTCTTAGGTACGGGTAAAGTAAAATTAGAATCAAATGAATTAACATTTATTTTACTGAACTTAGTAAATAGCTTTAACCTTTTCTTTGAGATTTCAAAATCTTCATAAAAATCATCAAACTGCTCTGTCACAAAGTCATTGTAATTTTTTATCATACAAATATTAAATCTAAATGATTGTTTGTAAAATATTTATCTAACTGCGATAAGCACCCAGTTCGATGCTTATATTCATATTTGACTAAATCGTTAAGATCTTTAACCTTTTTAGAAGGTATTCTAAAATCCTTTAAAAACTTATCCCACATAAATACAGTATTTCCTGATTTAAGTTTTTCGATCATCCTACTCTTACCTTCTAAATCATTATCAAAGAAATATCTAACAGTAGGTATTTCATCAAAATCAAGTATCTGTTTTTTGACTCCAGTTAGGCCGATAGTATTAGTCATAAACATTGCATCAATAGGTCCTTCAAAAACAGTAAAATCCCTACTCATATCAGCAGTAAGAATACCAAAGATCATTGATATTTTATTTAGTGAATCAACATCTTCTTCATTGAGATTCATAGGTCGTTTTAGCCTATCATATATTCTTTCAATATTCCATGTCTTGTACTTAGGGCCACCACTATTCCCATCTAAGTCTCTAGTTTGAAAACCTATAATCTTATTATCAGAAGTTAAATTAAAAACATAAAGCTCTTTACGACGTGGATCATAACCGAAGTTTTCTGTTTTATGATGGAGTAACCTACTCTTAAGATATGGGTAAGCTCTATATGTAAGTGAGTTAATTGGATATACATTAAATCCTAACGCTATTTCATCAAAACTTAATGCCAAATTTTTAATCTTTTCAAATAAGTGAAATTCTAAAGTTTCTCCTAATGAAAAGTTTTTACGGTTTTCTTTAATAAAATTGAGTACTCCTATTCTATCTTCACCTTCAAAGTTTAAATTATGATCTTTTAAGAAAGTATCTAAACTAACATGCGCAGAGCAATTATAACAGTGTACATACAAATCATTCCAATAAAGGTTGCCTCTTTTCTTTCTTACATTATCAGCAGAATCACCGCAGTATGGGCATGCAAAATTTAGTCTTTCTCTGCCTTCTAAGATTCTTCTTTTCTCAGGGTGAGAATGGTTTTGATGAAGAACTCGGACTACCTTTTCGATAATCCGAGCCTTCATCTCAGAAGATATTACTACTTCTGTTCCCATTTAATTAAAGATCTAAACCATTAATGAAATCATCAAAGTCATCTCCACCACCTGAAGATTCAGATGTTGGTTGAGCCTCGGTAGTATTAGTTACCGATTCTGCTGCCTTTTCGGCTTTCTTAGGTTCAGACGGTGCTTGTGCGCGTGTTACCGTTTCAATAGACTCACCTGGATTACTGAACTGGGCGAGAACACTCATTACTTTATTTCTCTGTTCATCATTCCATGGGCGGTAATCAAAGTTAGCCAATTCTGGAGCATCCTTAATGTAATCCAAAATTGCAGTACGACCCGCATCATCAGATGTTACAGATTCACCATTGATTGTCATAGCAGAACGAGAACCTTGGAATTTAGAAGAATCATAGTTAGGATAACCACCTTTCTTAGAAATTACCAACTCAAAGTTCTTACCTTCAAACGGATCAAACACTTGTGTTGGTTCATCAAATTGAGGATTAAGTTCTTCATCAATTTTAGCTTTGATCTTATAACCAAACTTCATGATTTTAACTTGTCCCTCAAGATCACGGTTCTGTGGATCTTTAACGATTTGAACTAATGCATAAAATACTTCTCTACGCTTAAGACCTTCCGACATCTTTTTATCTACAGCCGATTCAGAATTTCTAAGTTTAAAGAACATATCCTGTACTGGACATTTCTCACCAACAGTAGACGGTGAATCTGCGTAGAATCCGTTGCCATCTCGGTCTTCCAACCAATAGACATACTTACGAACGAAAGGTTTGCGTGGATTTTTTACATTAGGAAGAAACCTAATTAATGAACGGTAGGTACCGTCTTGACCCTGATCGGGTTTTGGTGTGTACAGATCGCTGCTTGGTGCGGGTCTGTCTCCAGTGTCAAGGTCCTTGACGCTTACACTGAAAATGTCGAATTCATTTGCCATTTTAATTGCCTTTTTTTAAGTTTTACTTTTTGTTAATTTAAAAGCCATAACTTAGCATTGCCTATTTGCGTGCCCGGGAATTGCCAATATACTTTGCCTTGTTAGTGCCAGTTTAAAAGTCCCTGAATAATCAGTTCCTTTGTTATTTATATATTCATATCTATACTTAGTTTCACACTAACAAGAAAAAAATTAAAAATGCCAAATCCCACCACCGTCTCCTCTAAACGCTAATATTTTCCAATCTAAATCAGTTGATACTATCTCATTTTTCCAGAGCCAGTATCTAATGATCCTTTCAGTACTTTTAGAAGTATTCTGTGTGTTATCTTTAATGTATTCCCAAAACTCTATAAAATCATTAAGTCTATTAATACCAAAAGAAAAACAAAAACTCGCAGTCCAATTCATTTCATATTCTGTCTGACCAGGCAACATCATATCAGGATAAGCTAGTATTGTATCATATGGATTATCATAATCCCATATTCTCTTAAAGTAAACTCCATCTTTATCATTTAAACCGCTACCACAATTATCGCTTAAGTTATATCTACCTGATAGTTTTGTCACAAAGTCGTATTCCTTTAGTTTATGGCTATAATGATTTAAGAATGTAGAATATAAGACAGCTTCGCAGTGTGATTTATTATGATGTGTATTTATAACCTTGGCGGCATCTTTATTTAAGTTTTCAATTCTTATACATTCTAAATCTTTATATCCCCAGATATTTTTTATAGTAGCCAAATGAAGATCAACAGAAGATTCTTTTAATGATCCATCTACTAAATAAACCTTTGCATTTGGATACAGTAAGTAAACTGAATTTATTGCTAATAAAGTCTCTACCATTCTTTCTTTACCAGTTTGAGTACTCCTGGTATCCATGTAATCAAATCTCCCTTTACTAGGTGAGACTACAGATCCTATTATAAATACATGTTTCATGAATCAAGAATAATTGCAGTAACGTCATTTTCGCGAATACTAAATATCTTTTCACCTTGAAATTCAAATTCAGTACCAGCCATATCATGAAATAAAATCTTAACACCTATTTTATAGTCTTCGTCTTCAACGTCTTCGCCGACAGATATGATAATACCAGAATAGGGTGGTGCATACTGCCCTTCTGTTTTTGGTACATAAATGCTGCCGATTTTTTCCGGCTGTTCATCTTTTTTAAGAAATATTCTATTTTTTATTGCCTTTATCATGATTTTCTGAAACTAAGTTCTAAACTCTATATATAAAATATACTAAATTGAAGGAAGAAAAGTATCTAGTTATTAGCATTTAAGTATTCGGTGGTTTTAAAGTATAAAGTATTCTATGATCACTTCCTTTCTTTATTTGCATTCAAAATAAAATACGCATCCACTAAATCATCTATAGGCTTAGGGATCTTTTCTGAAAAGTCTTTACCTTGACACCATTTCCACAATTTAGTATTTCTTAAATCCTTATCATTAAACACATCATTTTGAAATGCCTCTACCATATAGTGCTTATTTGCATTTCCTTTACCTGCCAACTTCTTAACGTGTGATGGTTGAAATACCGATATTTTTTCTACACTAAATGCATTCACAATTTCATTTCTTAAAAATGTGTTGTATTGTATAATATCAATAAATGAATTACCTTTAGAGCCATAGGAGAATCCTTCTAAGGCAATACGGTGAGATTCTGTACCGTATAATGTAATTAAGACGTTTATTATCAATTCAGCTATCGCTTTACCATCTGTCATTTTTTCCCGCTCTCTAGGTAAAAAGTCCTTGCTGATTACATGCCTATAATAAGGAAAGCCTAAAATAGTTTTATTGTCAATAAGTTCTTTATGGACTTCGAATGCTTTAGGTACTTTACGGCCCTTTTCGCCCCAGACTCGGTTACCATAATTAAAGAAGGTCATAAACTTGTATTTACCGTCATGACCCTGTGTACATAACCCTGGGCTATTTAGAGAAAAATCAATACCTGTGTAAATCACTAAGAAAGGATTATAGTCTTTTACCAAGAACTGCACCTAATGCAGCACCTACTAATCGACTGGTTAATAAATCATAAAGAGCTCCTTTTTGAATTCCTAAAACTTTAGCAATTGCTTTACCTACGGCTTTACCTAAAGCAAAACCAGTAAGACCTCCTAAAACAGATCCTAAAATACCTTCATTGACAACTTCTTCCATCACTTCTTCTAGATCTCTACCATTTGCATGCTCTTCCATAATACGATCAACTGCAGAGTTAATTGCAGCTTCCTGTTCCTCGGTTAAGTTTGATTCATTTAATAAGTTTTGAATATCAATAGAATCGTTACGGTTTTCGGTAAGATAGTCTTT